GGTCAACCAATTAATATTTATGATGACGACTATAACATACTGTTTAGTGGATTTTTAGACAGTGTAACAAAAAAACATGTTGGTAGCTACCCTAGTACTATTGGAATGATATATACAATTAGTGCGGTTGATAATCATTACTTGGTAAATAAAAGAAAAATGATAAGAGCATTTTCTGAAGAATATATAGACGATGCTGTAAAATGGATAGTAGATAATATTTTAGCAAGTGAAGGAATAGAAATAGGAACTATTACAGCATCAACAAAACAAATAACTAAAATATATAATTATGTAGAATGTAAAGATGTCTTAGATGAATTGGCAGAATATGCCGCTTGCATTTGGTTCATAAGTGCTGATAAAAAATTATATTTTATACCAATAAATACATATACAGCGACATTTAACATAGTTATTGATGAATATGGACACTGTGAATATATTAAAGACGATACTTTCCAAGTGTCTGATGCAAATGGCGAATACAGAAATACTCAGTACCTTATTGGAAGTACTAACAAAAGTGTTTTACAAACTCAATATTTTAAGGGAGATGGAGAAAATCAAACATGGGTTTGCCGCCTTCCAATATTAGAACAGCCAACAATTTATGTAAATGATGTAGAGAAAACTGTTGGAATAAATCAAGTAAATACCGGTTATGATTTTTACTGGAATAAAAACGATGCAAACATAAGTCAAGATTCAAGCGGTACAAAATTACTTAGCACAGATATTTTGAAAGTAGAATTTTATGGAAGTTACAATATAGTTGTAAAGAGTGCAAACTTTTCTGAAATTAGTGCAAAGTCTACTTTAGAAGGAAGCTCTGGCATAGTTGAGGATGTAAGCTCCGATAATGCATATACAACTAAAAATGATGCAATAGATAGAACAAATGTAATATTGGAAACGTATGGTATGGATGCACTAACAATAACATATACAACTAGGCAAGCTGGATTAGAGGCCGGTCAACTTCAAACAATAACAAGTACTATCTACAATATTAATGATAGTTGCTTGATTTCTCAGGTCGAAAAAGTCGAGAATGAACATGAAATAGAATATAATGTAACTGTTGTAAAGGGGCCGGTGCAAGATTATTGGATAAAACAGATGTTGAAAATATCTGAAGCTAAGGCAAAATCACTACAAAACTCGTTTGAAGAATCCAGCATACTATTAATTCTTATGGAGTTTACTAAAAATTGGACAGAGATAGAAGATCCAAATATATTTAAGATGTTGTATCCTGGCGAAAGTGTTTTCCCTGGTGACGTAGATTTGCCATGTTTTGATACCAATGAAAGATGTATGTATATGCAGTTAAATTATGGCTCTGGTTATCGTTTATATATGACTGATCAAGTAATAACTGAAACGCAAATAACAACTACATTTATTGTGCCGTCTCAGGATTGCAATGGAAGTTTTACACAAATAAAATTTTATGGTGGTAATCTTGCAGCGGAAGAAATAGATAGCGGTGAATTGTTAAGTACGCACGATTTTATTTACACAAAGAACAGTTTAGAAAGTTTTCAAATTATATGCACATATAATAAATGGAGTTGACATTCATGGTATATTTTGACTGTAGAGATTGGACGGAATCAGGATTTGATGAAGCCACAGTAATAACACGATTAAATAATATGGGAGATCAATATAGTGAATTTACAACTTATTTTAATACACATAATCACAACGATGATTATTATACAAAGGCTGAAGCCGAAGCAAAATATTATAATTTCACGGCTAAAGGTGGCGATTATGATATGCTGGATGGATATCATGCATCCGATATTCAAGGCATGGGACTTTTGTTAAATGGAATTTATTTATGGGGCGGACTCTTTGAAAATATTCCATCGGAAACTTTTGCATTATGTGATGGATATAACGATACTCCAAATTTAGTTGAAGTTCAATTAGTTGGAGCTGGAAATGAATACCAAGAGGGAGATACGGGCGGCAACGAATTTGTAACACCCACAGGAACAGTTACTATTGATAATCACACATTAACGGTTGATGAAATTCCCGAACATAATCATTCGATGGTTGATAGTGTGCCAGTTCAAGCAAGCATACGTATGTATTTTCCATCGAGAATTTATGAAACATATGCAAGATATACAGATTACACTGGTGGCGGAAATGGACATAATCATAATGCAAGTATATCCGAGTCACCATATGAAAAAAGCGGAAGTTATATTAAATTGCCATTTATAAAGAAGGTGTCTTAAATGTTATATAATGAAGGATTTATTGAGCCATACACTCCATTAGTATTTTTAGAAGATACTTTAATAAGTGCTAAAAATTTAAATAATCTTGGTAATCAGTATCTGTCTGGAAAATATTTAGTTGACAATCACAATCACGGCGACATTTATTATACCAAAGAAGAAGCAGACTTAAGATATTTTCATAGTGAAAATAAAAGCGGTTCTGATGCCGACATGGTAGATGGTAGTCATTTAGCAGATTTGACAGGTTCGGCACTTCCTAAATATTCTGTAATAGCCTGGGAAAGTGCAACAATCCCTGCCGGGTATGCTCTATGCAATGGGCAAGTTGTTGAGGGAGTCAGTACGCCAGACTTAAGAGATTATTTTATACCGTGTGCTGGCGATGACTACACATTAAATCAAATTTTAGGAAGTAACGTATTTAACTTAAGTGGAAGTATAACTGTTGATAATCATACATTAACAATTGCAGAATTGCCAAATCACCGGCATAGTTATGATGATTGGTATGTAACATCAGGGCAAGCTTCTTCTTATGATACTGATATGGGTGCATCTACAAATAACGATACAAATATAACTTCTGGAAATGTTGGTGGTGGTGGTGCACATAATCATACGGGAAGTATTACTTTTGATCAACAAAGTTCTGATAATCGACCTAAATATTATGCAATTTATTTTATTATGAAGGTGATTTAAATGTCATATTCAAAAGTTACATTTAGTGCAATAACACCGCTAAATTTAACAAATTTAAATATGTTGGGATGTCAATATGATGAAATGGTAATAGATGTAGAAGCGCATAATCATGATAGTGATTACTATACAAAAATTTTAGGAGACTCTACATTTGTTAATGAAAGTAATGACGGCGCTGAAAGTGGTTGTAATGCAGATACTATTGATGGTCTTACAAAAGCGCAATTAACAAATTCTGTTATGACAAATTTAATTGTATGGTTTTTTAATGCAAGTATTCCTGATGGATGGCATTTATGCGATGGCACAAACGGAACTGTAAACGCACTTAATAAATATGTTATTGGTGCTGATGAAGAAACAATTTTTGATACTGGTGGTAATGATGTATTTTCACCAAGTGTGGACTTAACTGTGGATGAACATGTTTTGACAGTTGACGAAATACCAAGTCATAGACATGATTGGACTGAATCACAATATTATTACAGTGGCGCATATCCATATACAGGAACAAAATTAACACACGAAATAGGAAGTTATAAAAATATTGAAAGTATATCAAAAAATACAGGATATGCTGGAAGTGACCAGGGCCATAGCCATACAGGAAGTGTAACAATTAATAGTGTAGATAACAGACCAAAATCAAAAGCCTTATATTTAATACAGAAGATTTAAAATTTAAAACCAAAACATATTTATAGAAATAACTACTATATACGTGGTAAAGGATGGATAAGAATGATAAGTAATGAATTAAATGAAATTGTATATAATGTGAATGATGAAAATATCGCGAAGCTTGGAGTTATGCTTGCTAATGCTGATATGCAGTTATTTGAGGCGGAAAAAAATAAGGCAATCGGCGCGGGCACTAATATAGATTCAAAGGCAATTGCAAATTTCTCTCTAAATATGAATCCTGAAGAAATGAAACAGTATATCGAGAAGGCACAAGCGGTGCAAAAGGAAAAAGTAAAGGAACTCGATATAAAAATTATGGATGCAAAAAGCATATACAGGTCAATTGCTATCGTATTTGATACCGTAAAATTGATTGTAGAAAATAGAAATGCTAATAAAAATTAATTTGTATAAAAAATGTAAATGCATAAACTTAAATACTAATGAAACATGTTAGGGTATGTGCAAAAATGTGATAAGCAGTAAAAAAGTTGCACAATAAAATAAATTGAGGACGATACAAAATGAAGAATATGCTCGATGGATCAGTAAAGCTTGAGAAGTTCGGAACAGTACCAGAGGGAAATTATGAGCTTACCCTTACAGGAATTATGCTAAAGGAAGCTGTTGTATCTCTTCCGGCAAAGAATCCAGTGGTCACGAAAGAGTTTATGAAGTTAGTAAGAAATAAGGAAAGAGGGGAGCTAACACCGGAACAAGTAAGGCAAATCGAAAGTTTAGATTTAGGTGCGGATGGAATTTTTGAAAAGACTGGCGATGCAAAGCCACGATTCCAGAACCGGGTAATTTTCAATTTCATTGATGCACAAGGAAATAAGCATAGCTCTGAGTTCTTTGGCGGTCCGAAGCTTAATACTGCATTGACAAACTTTGTTAAGAATTCATTGGGTATCGAAGATATTAATGCTGTTATGGGCCGGGATTGGTCCGAGCTATATAAGTCTGGTGATAAGTTTACTGCTCACATTAAACTTGATGGAGATTTTAATAGAGTAGATGTAGATACTGTAAGAAAGGTAGGACTTACGCCGGTAA